GAGGCACATTGGATCCTTATTCAGGCATGCCCCAACATTGCGCACCATTCGCCAGCCAGTACTCAACTCGACTGGCCTACTCTGGCAAAACTCAACTTGTTCCAACTCATCTACCGTTGGTTCCACGGTCATTGCAAACCCTTTACTAACAAACCATTCACTCAAGCCAGCTTTGAATCGCGCTTCATCACGCGACTCCATGAAGACGACGCAATCATCACCATTGTTAGCTAACTCGAGTTCAACACCTCGTTCTTTTGCATACACCCATACGAGTGCGCACATGATCAAACAATTCCCCAATGAGGTGTTCAGGTCACCAGAGCATCGTGTTCCTTCCATTGAGAACTTCACAGTACCATCCAATGCACGAGCCACTCCCCTATTACGCAGTTGCATCTTTAGCAACCACCGGAGTTCTTTGTTCCCGGGAAACAAAGCTTCATAAAACGAATGCTCATAACGTAAGGCGGGCACACTCACATGCATGTCAAACTTGGAAGCATCCAACCCGATCGCCACGGGCTTGGAAAACCGCTCCCATTTGTCAACAAGCACACGTGCAGCAGCGTCAGCGTTCAATCCTTTGACGACAGTTGCATACGTATGCGCTCCAAACGCTTTGTTGATGGCACGGAAAAATCTGTGCTCTGCGTGTTTAAGGTATTTACCCAACCGCAAGTTGTATCGAGGGCTACGCGGATTAATCACGCGTGGCACCTTTTCAACGTCCTGTTTCTCAAACTTAACGAACGCTGACAAATGAGAATCGATCTCTGTCAGTGCGTCTTTTTCAAGACTGTATAGAGCCTCTTGATACACACGCTTCTTTGGACCGTGATACGAATCAACAACCTGTTGACTGGTTAACACGGGCAAATGTGGCATGTGACTCATTACTCCTTCTCTGAATGCGCTAAATTCAGGTGTTCGATAGCTTGAGGGACCAACCTCGAACGCGGGCCTAAAGCCTTCCCCATCTTTGCAAAGGAAATACCTCTCTGCAAAGGCGCGTTCTATGGTGTCCACACTATTATTGTAAACTCCCAGGTTGTGATCTGGGCCAAGTCCCGTGAGAACAGTGAACTCACGAGTCTTGCAGGACAGCCCGTTCCGGCGTACGCACAACGACCCCTTGCACTCCCGTTTGACTCTTTCTCTCAAGACATCATTCAGTCGTGTTTGGCATCCATACACCTTCACCGGGCGTCCTCAACAAATTGCAACCGGGATGGAACCAGTTGGTGGAACTTCTTCCAACCACCTGATCCATGCCGGTAGTCGCTTACGCGACGCAGCAACATCGTCAAGGACGCTCTCGGTAAACACAGCATTCATCACAAATCCCTGATGAAGTACCGTGTCCACGTCTCGCACACCATGCTTGCGACACAACTCTAGGTACTTGCGCTGAACTAACAGCACGTTCGCCTCGTTGTTGGCAAGTGCACCCAATTTGGTGCGGATGTGCAGAGCACAAGCTGCTGCGAACTTAGGCACGATTTTGGCTTTGCCACCGGACATGGCGGCAAGTGGGTCTACACCCATGCGCTCAAAATACGCATCCCACTCCTTAATCGTCCGCTTCACTCCCTTGTTCGCAAGACGGATAGAACCCATGTCCGCCAGGTCATATCCCGTCTCCCGTAAGACGGTGTCAATCGCATTCGTGACACACGTCTCCCGACTCTCATAACCGAGATGCTCGCGCAACTCGGCCCGCACACACGCTCGGACACGCTGATCAGTGCGGTAGCACTCCAATTCGCTAAAGTCGCTTGCCGACCCGCAAATTGCGTACTTCTCGATCTTGTCGAGGATCCAACGTTTCACTTGGACCCAGCTGGACTCGCTGGGCAATCGTTCTGTAATATCGATTGTTGCGTTGATTGTGGCCATGGTAAACTGATTGTGAAGAAATCGGTGTTTTGCCCTGCCACGGGTGCCTGAGT